AGAGTTGTGCGGGAAAGTGAAATGGTAAAGCCTATTGTAGAAATACTGGAAGATAAATTTGAAGATGAGCTCTTGGCTTTTCTAAATCAATTCCAATTAGAAAATGACTGCAAGATAAAAGAGTGGTCTTTTGTCCCTGATGGCAGCAGTAACTATACGTTACGCGTTGAGATCGAAAAGGAAGATTCAAATCTAATGTGCTAAGAGGTGTCAAAATGGAACCTAGATTCGTCATCAAAAACCATTCTGACATCAACTATGTAATTGGCTATCTCAATACTAATCACGCAAAGGCAGCGAACGAAGGGAAGCCGTTAGTTGTATTGATTGCACCACAAGAGAAAGATCGTTCAAAGGCTCAAAACCGCTTGTACTGGATGTGGCTTAATCAATGGGCTAAACGTCAAGGTACAGATAAAGACTATGAGCATCTGTTCTTCAAGAAGAACTTCTTAGCAAAAATCTATGACCGTGATGACGTTGGCCAATACAAGAAAACATTCAAAGCTGTAAGAGAGTTGAAGGACTCAAAGCATCCACTCTACCAAGATGTGGCAAACGGCCTATGTGAGCTAATGAGCACTACAGATGCAAGCACAGCTCAATTCACTGAATACCTTAATGACATTCATGCATTCTGCAATAAAAACGGGTGTTATTTGGAAACGCCTGATGATCTTAAGTATGTGCTTGAATAATTGCCAATTTCATATTATTAATGTCTCTCACTTTATAAAATGAGAAACTAACAAATGACAATGAATAACCTTGAATATGAAGCAGTAATTGAATGTGAAAAAATTAAAGGTAAAGCAGCAATTGCTGTGGCAATATTGAATCACGCTTGTTCTGGGACGTCGGGGTTCAACGGTATAAGTGATGAAACTAAAGAAGACTTAATTAAATTTATAACTGATGTCCAGAAAACATTAGATGAATAATACGAACCGCCCAAGTGGCGGTTTTTTAATGGGTGAGATTTATGAAAAGACCTTATCCGCCTGAACAAGATAACCCTTATGCAGATGATGAAGACTTAATTGATAGTGGTGGTCTGCTGCATTTTGAACCCGCTAATAACGATTTATGGCCATGGATAGAAGAAACCTTTCTTTGTGAGTGGGGAAAACTTCACAATCCAGATCATGAACACCTTCTAAGCTTTCAACCTCCTGAGATTTCATTCTTATGGGCCTATGCTAAATGTGAGGCGAAAGATAAACGGGTATATGGTCAAACCGAGAAAGTGATGATTAATGTGGGTGGGTGGCGTAAACAGCGTCAGGAGCTGCAATTGATCAATTGGTTTGGTGATATACCAAAATACATCATCACTCTGGATGCTCGTGTATGTCAGGTCATGAGTGATACAGACTTTTGTGCCTTGGTTGAGCATGAGCTTTATCACATCGGGCATAAGAAGAATAAAGATTCTGGCGAGTTTGAATATACATCTGTAGGCGAACCTAGATTGTATTTACGTGGGCATGATGTCGAAGAGTTCCATGGTGTTGTTCAGCGTTATGGCGCATCTGAAGAAGTTCAGAAAATGGTTAATCTTGCGAATGAAGGTCCAACTATATCTAGAGCCAACATTGCTCATGCATGTGGTACATGTTTATTAAAACTTGCGTAGGAGAAGTCTTTACGTAGCTATACAAAGGGGTGTTTATGGCAAAACTCACTGAACCTATGAAAATCTTTATAGTTCAAAGTCTTGCTTGTTTTGAAACACCTCAACAAGTCGCTGACGCTGTAAAGAATACTTTCAAGGTTGAGATCGAAAGAATGCAATGCGCAAATTACGATCCAACCAAACCAACCGGCGAGAAAATGAGTCAGAAATTAAAGGACTTGTTTTACAGAACACGAGAAGATTTTAAATCCAATATCTATGACATACCATTAGCCAATAAAGCTGTCCGCCTCAATGAGCTTCAGAAAATGTATGAAGATTGGGGTAAGAATAAAATCATGAAGCAAGGCATCATCAAACAGATAAGAGATGAAATGCATGGTCATGATTTACAGCTATTAGATCTTGAATTAAAGAAATTAGAAATTCAGCGGTTGAGAGATGGCGAGGATGGTGCTGGTGATGATCCAACACCTGTAAATGTCACTATTCATGTTGTAGATGCGAGTAAAAAAGATGCCGAACATCAATCCAACACTGAATGTGCCTCAGGCTAACTTCCTACAATTACCAAATAAATTTAGAGCGTTCGTTGCTGGGTTTGGTTCAGGTAAAACATGGGTTGGTTGTTCAAGTCTTTGTGATAAGTCCTGGTCCTTCCCTAAAGTGCCGTTGGGGTATTTTGCACCAACTTATCCGCAGATCCGGGATATTTTTTTTCCTACGATTGATGAAGTAGCTTTCGATTGGGGATTAAAGACAAAGATCTATGAATCAAATAAAGAAGTTGATCTTTACTATGGCCGCCAATATCGAAGCACAATTATCTGCCGTTCAATGGAAAAGCCCAACACTATTGTAGGTTTTAAGATTGGTCACGCTCTGATTGATGAGCTTGATGTGATGACAAAGGTCAAGGCTCAACAAGCTTGGCGGAAGATCATTGCTCGTATGCGATATAAACAAGCTGGTTTGTTGAACGGTATTGATGTTGCAACAACGCCAGAGGGCTTTAAGTTCACTCATGAACAGTTTGTTAAGGAAGCAAACCTAAGTGATGCTAAACGTGCACTATATGGAATGATTCAGGCTTCAACATATGACAATGAAGCAAATCTTCCTGATGACTACATTGCATCATTGTTTGAATCTTACCCACCTCAGTTGATTTCTGCTTACTTAAAAGGCCAGTTTGTTAACTTGACGAGCGGGGCAGTTTATCCAGACTTCGACCGGACCTTAAACCATACAGATGAAGAAATTAGACCTAATGAGGCTTTGCTCATTGGTATGGACTTTAACGTCTTGAAAATGGCAGCTGTGGTTTATGTCATTCGAGATGGCAAGCCAAGAGCCTTAGATGAGTTGGTAGGTGTACGTGATACGCCAACCATGGCCGATCTATTAATTGAAAAGTTCCCAAACCATGAGATGACAATTATCCCTGATGCGGCAGGCCAAGCTACTTCATCGAAAAAGAGTAGCGAATCTGATCATGCAATCTTGAGACAGAAGGGTTTAAGGGTCGAAGTAAATTCAACAAACCCGAACATTAAAGACCGAATTAATGCAGTAAATGCTTTGATCTTAAATGGCAATGGTGAGCGAACACTCTTAGTCAACACAAATAAATGCCCAAGACTCACAGAGACCTTTGAGCAGCAAGTTTATGACGATTTTGGAATGCCAGATAAGAAATCAGGCTTGGACCATGTGGGAGATGCTGGCGGATATCCTCTTGCTAAACGCTTCCCGATTATTCGTCCTGCAAGATCACTAGATATAGGAATGGTTTACTAATGCCAGTTAATACTGAACATCAAGCTTATGCAGACATGAAAAAGCGTTGGGAAACTATCGACGATGTCTGTGATGGTTCTGCCAGAGTGAAAAAACGTGGCGAACTTTATTTACCAAAACCCAATGTATCGTCTGATTTAACGCAGAATGATCAATATTATTTGGCTTACTTAACCCGTGCTGTGTTCTACGAGATTGCTAAAGACACATTAAACAAGATGGTGGGCGTGGTATTTGCAGAGGATCCAACATTCGAACCAGATGGAATGGATTTTCTTAAATACGATGCAGATGGTACAGGTAAGTCAATTTACCAAGTTGCACAATCTGCCTTGCAAGGTCAGCTTAAACATGCACGTGGTGGTTTATTTGTTGATTATCCAACTACTGACGGCAATGTGTCTGTGCAGCAGGCAGAGAGCTTAGGCATTCGGCCAACGATCGTATTTTATGAATCGTTGAGTATTATCAACTGGAGCCTCAAGCGAGTTGGTTCGGTCTATAAGCCTGAACTTATTGTCTTGCATGAGAAGACTACGGAAAAGGATCCAGAAGACGAGTTCTCTAAGAAAGAAATCAATATCTACCGTGTACTTCGCCTTGATGAAAACAATGAATACTATGTACAGATTTATACTGATCAATCAGGTGAGTTAAAAGGTGGGGATGCCTTCTATCCAACGAATTCATTAGGCCAAAGATGGAATGAAATTCCTTTTATTCCTTTGGGGTCTTTGGCTAATGATTGGAATATTGATCCTATCCCGTTAGAGCCAATCGTCACGATGAACCTAGCCCATTATCAGAACAGCGCAAGCTATGAAGAGATGGTATTTATCTGTGGACAAGCTCAACCAGTTATTAATGAACTTGATGAAGGTTGGCGCGACTGGTTACAGAAAAATGGAGTGCGTTTGGGTTCCAAGAATCCTTTAATGCTTCCGAAAGGCTCATCATTTGATTACAAGCAAGTAACTGAAAGCACCCTAGCGAAACAGGCTATGGACGCTAAAGAAAAGTACATGCAGGCGATGGGTGCCAAAATTCTTGAGACTGAACAAGTCAATAAGACTGCTACCCAATCAAATAATGAAAAGCTCGCTCAGTACAGTGTTCTTTCTTTGTGTGTGGCGAATACCAATGAGGCGATGGAATACGCGCTTAAATGGTGTGCTGCATACTACGGAAGTGGATCTAAAGCGAAACTCACAATTAAACAAGATTTCGCCAAAGGCAAGATTGACCTTGATACGCTTAAGTTCTATTGGGAAATGGTGCTTGCAAATCGCATGAGTATGGAAACATTCCATGAGATTCTAACTACAGGAAAAGTTCCTGAAATTAGTTTTGAAGATGAGCAATTGCGTATCGAAAAAGGAATCGTCAACGCCCCAATGATCGGATATGTTCCAGGAGTGACAAATGAACAGCCAGTTGTCACAACAGGCGCTACTTGATGCTCTAGTATCACATCAAGCTTATCTTTACCGACTGTCTTCAACTGAAATCAATAATCTCTTAACGCAATTCGATTCTCTCTCGAATGAGATGATCTCGAAGTTAAGAGACTTGTTGGATGACTTGAGCGATGCTGAAAAGACAGCATTAATGTCAGGACAATACACAACGCCTGCTTTGAAAGAAGTTAGGACATTAGTTCAGACTTGGCAGGCAAGTGTAGCGTCAGGATTGCTTGAGAGCTTCACTGTAAGCGCTACTGCATTGGCGGTATACGAAGCTACATATCAAGCTAAAACTCTCGCTGAGAAGGCAATAGAGCCAAATGGCAAGACATTGCTTAGTAAAGCAAAGAAGGTGCCATTAAGTGGCGGTGTTTTACTTGATTCTATCTTTGCTCGAATTGCTGATGATACTCGTCAACGGGTTGAACAGGTCATTCGGGATGGGCTATCAAAAGATCAGACTAATCAGCAGATCATCCAGCGAATTAAGGGTAGGAAAGCTCTCAATTATCAGGATGGTTTATTAGATCAAAGTAGATCACAGATTGCGACAATGGTCCGCACTGCTCGAAGTCATGTATCTAATGTTGCATTAAATGAAACATACACCGCCATTGGCGTTGAGTACGTGAAGTTCATAGCAACATTGGATAGCCGTACCTCTAAAATCTGTATGGGCTATTCGGATAAGGTCTACAAGAAAGATGAGCCGCATCCAGTTCCACCATTACACCCTAACTGCCGATCTATTCTAATTCCCGTTACTGATGAGCAGGGTAAAACCATTGGCAAGCGACCTTTCAGCAACAAGGTGAATGGAGAAGGTGAGATAGGCGTGGTTGATTCAAATACAACTTTCAAAGGTTGGTTTGATAAACAAGATGCATCTTTTCAAAAGTCTTGGCTTGGTCCATCACGATACAAACTATTCAAAGAGGGGAAATACTCATTGGATAAGTTTGTAGATCCTTTAACAGGTCAGCCATTCACACTTGCTGAACTCAAAAAGCTTGATGAAGAAATGTTTAAGAGGTCGGGATTATGAAAGTAATTAGTCGAGGTGTGCCGCCCGAGTTGCAGACCTATAGAGACTCATGTGGCAAGTGTTATTCAGTTATCGAATTTCAAAAGAATGAGTTGCGAGTCATGAGCGATAGAAACGAAACTATCTATGTGTTGAATTGCCCTGTATGTCGTAACGATATTTGGATTGCATCTCAAGCATTAAAGCCAGTTATTTATAGAAATATGTAAAACAACTTAATTCAAACCTTAGCAGCTTCGGCTGCTTTTTTATTGCCCGCAGTTTGTGACTGCAAAACCGCTCAGGGAGCAAAACATGAAATACAAACTCGATAGCCTAGAGGGCTTATCTGATGAAATGAAAGCGCTTTACGAAGAAAAAGATGGCGCATTTTATTTAAAAGTTGAAGGTCTGCCGCAGCAAGATAATTCAGAACTGGATAGGCTGAAGAAGAAAGTTGAAGAACTTCTTGGTGAAAAGAAATCTGCTCAACAAAAACAACGCGAAGCCGAAGAAAAAGCTCAACGCGAAGCCGAAGAAGCAGCCCGTAAAAAAGGTGATGTGGCTGCAATTGAAGCATCTTGGAAAGCCAAGCTTGAGCAAGCAGAAGCAAAACATGCAGAAGCTACCAAAGCATTGCAAGACCAAGTCTACAAATTAACTGTCGGGCAAACAGCTCAAGCATTAGCAAGTGAGCTTTCAATCAAAGGCTCGGAGGCAGTTTTGCTTCCACATATTACAAATCGTCTTCAAGTTGAAACTGATGAAAACGGTGAGGTCAAAGTACGTGTACTAGATTCGCAGGGCAAACCTAGTGCTTTAAGTATTGATGACCTCAAAAAAGAGTTCCGCGGCAATGTGGCATTCAAGCCATTAATTGTTGCTTCAAATGCGTCAGGAAGTGGGGCTTCTGGCGGTGGTTCGGGTGGTGGAGCTGCCAAGAAACCAAGTGAAATGACCACGCAAGAGCGCTTGGAATTCCAAAAGAATGACCCTCAAGGGTTCCAAGCAGCAGTAGCGAATGGTGACTTTAATAATTAACTATTGGGAGTAACTCCATGCCTTCTTTAGTAGAAGTATTTAACCGTGACGTAGTTTTATCTTACCTGCGTCCAAATCCTGTGGCAGTTTCGCCACTTGTGCAATCAGGTGCATTTGTATCTGATGAATCTTTGCGTCCTTTGCTTACAAGCGGTTCATCAACATTCGTCGTTCCATACATCAACGGTGTAGACGGCAATGTTGAACAGAACTATGGCAACACCATCTTGACTGATATTGCAATGCCTCGAACGATTGATGCAGGTGAAATGCAAGGCCGCGTTGCTTATATGAACGAAGGCTTTCTTGAGTCTGTTCTTGGGCAGTATTTATCGAAGGTCAATTCACTTGAGCTTATTGGTGGAATGCTGAATAAGTATTGGCAACAAGCTGCCGAAAACCGTGCTCTAGCAACAGTAATTGGCTTGCGTAATTATGACCAGGCGAACGGCAAGCGATTCACTACTGACATCTCTGCTTCAACAGCAACAGATGCTTCACGTTGGTCAATAGATGCCTACATTGATGCGGAAAGCACAATGAATGCTTCATTACGTGGACGTGGTGTGATGTTCGTGCATTCACGTATTGCTGCAAAGATGCGTAAACAGCAATTACTTGAACAAGTGACCACAAGTGATAACTTGCCACCAATCACCGTTTACAACGGGCGCGCAGTCATTGAAACAGATACCAATACGCAAATTGGCACAGGCGCAAACGCTAAGTTCATCACGATTCTTGCAGGTCCACGCGCATTTGCTTATGACTCTGTGCCAGGGCGCAAAGACTTAGCTGTTGAGGAAACGCAATCAACTGGTAATGGTGCTGGACACGAAATCCTATGGACTCGCCGAAATATGCTAATCCATCCGCAAGGGTTTAGTTTTATTGCGCCTGCAAATACTTTGACAGGTGGTACAGACCGTGAGTCTCTAAGTGCATCTTGGGCAGACTTGCAGAAAGCAGAAAACTGGCAACTTAAAACAGCAGTGGAAGATACCTCAATTCGCTTCCTAATTACCAACCTTTAAGGAGAGCAGTCATGGCTGAGAAGCAACCAGACTACAAATATCAATACCCAACAGATCGCCGATATGCCGATGATGCAACAGACACATTAGCAGCAGGCACAATGTTTGACCCTGCAAAGACAGCTGGTGACTATGGCATTACTGACCCACAAGTAGCAGTTCCTGTGCCAGAAGCACCGCTGAATGGTGGTGCATAACTAAAGCAGGGCGGCTTTCGGGCCGTCCTTCTTAATTAGATTTTTAGGATTAAGCTATGAACTATGTAACAGTCGAAAGTGTGACTCAAAAGCTAGGGCCTGACTGGTGGGGAACTGGTGATCCAGTTATTGCTGTGATGCAGGCTAATGCGTGGCTTAATGCTAGAAATTTACTCGACTATCCAGAAGGTGAGGTGCCAGATTCAATTCTTACAGCTGGAGCTTATTTAGCAAAACTAGCAGCAGCAGGGCAGCTATATACCACCAAAGAAGGTGTAGTTGCTTCTAAGACCGTATCCGCTCAATCTGGAACATCAGTAAGCAAGACCTATGTTGCAGGCAAAGAAGAGTCAGTTAGTGGTGATATGCAATTCATCCTTGATCTGCTTGAACCATTCTTTAGCGAGAAGTATCACATCAACACATATGTCATTACGGAGTAAGCCATGGGAATGCGTGATGAGATTCAGCAAGAACTTGGTGCTGCCTTCGATGCTGAGGATGAGCTTGCTGATGCTGTAGATACATTCACTTGTACTCGAAAGAAGCTAACGGGATCTAATCCCGCTACTGGTGAAGATACTTACACCGAATATGTATATAGCGGCAGAGGCGTTCTATTTGGCTCTTATTTAAAAGATTTGGTGAAGCCTATAGATTACCGCGCCACAGACTCTAAAGCCGTGTTATTGCAAAATGAAGTGAAAGATGCAGCAGGTATTTTAGCTGAACCAGATGTTAATGACATTTGGGTAATTGAGGGTGGTAATTATCGAGTTGTAAGTTATGGAAAAGATCCAGCGGATGCAACATGGATTGCCCAATTGAGGAAAGTGTAATGGTTAACTTAAAAACCCGTGCAAGTAAGCTCAAACCTAATGGTGCCACTCATTTTCACTACTTCGATAAATTTATTTTCTACGCTATTCGTGGGGAAAGTGTTTGGCAGTATGGTGATGATGGTATTTGGCGAATTAGAAAAGAAATAATTAAAGCGCCAATGATCAAACTGTATTAAGGGAAGGCTAATGATAAATGACAACTATGTTCCTGAATGGTATTCAACACCATTCGAGCACTCTCAATACACATTGGTTCGCACTCAAGATCAGTTTGATTTGATGTATGACAATATCAATGATACAGATAAATTTCTCTCGCTAGACTGCTCCGCTCAAGTGGATTACTACGATAATGGAAGACAGTGCATTGTTCAACTTGGAGATACACAAGGTAAAGATTTGATTGTGGTCTATGGGTTGTTATTACATGAGGCTGTGCATATCTGGCAGCGTACAAAACAATTAATGGGTGAACGAGAACCCAGCGTGGAGTTTGAAGCATATTCTATCCAACGTATTGCCCAAGATTTATTCTTTATGTACCAAGAAAGTGAGGTCGATAATGGGATGGAGCAGCAAACCTAGTGCCTTCACTAAAACAATTGAAGCCGACCTTACCAAAAAACAGAAAGATATTGTCATTGATGCATTGCAAGGTGTAGTTCTTCAAAGCCCAGTTGATACAGGGGCTTTTAGAGCATCTCACAGAGTCAGTATTAACCAGACCGACCAATCATTTAATGAGGCTGAGAAAGACAAAGGTGGCGGCTCAACCATTAGCAAAGGCACAAGCGCTTTATCTCGGTTAGTTCCTTTCAGTATTGTCTATATCCAAACAAATGCGCCTTATGCAACTAAGATCGAGTATGGCGACTTTACATACAAGCCTGAAACACCAAAGACAACAGGCGGCTACTCAAGACAAGCGCCTCAAGGTGTCTACGGCTTAACCTTTAACTATATTGCTCAAAAATACGGTGGTTAAAATGGCAATGACTTTAGATCAAGCACGACAAGCCATTATCACTAGAGCAATGGCCTTTACTGGAATTGAGCAAGAACGTATTCAATACCCTAATGGCCCATTGATTAGTATTCCTGTAGATGGACTTTGGTGTGACTTAAATATTCTATGGGGCAGTTCTATCATTGCTGGTGTAGGTGATACTCCTTGCACCAGAAGAACAGGGGTTATTTCAATTAATTGCCTTGCAAGACCTCAAACTAATGAGGCTGATATAACAAAGCTCGCTGATGCTTGGTTGGCTCATTTTGAATACTTTAAGAGCGGTCAGTTAGAAGTACTGCAAGGTCAAGTGCAGAATCTCGGCAGTAATGGGGATTTTTTGCAGTACAACATTTCAATAAATTATCGCGTCAATTAACGAATTTAACTTTTACACGAACCTGTCCTTAGTGGCAGGTTTTCTTGTTTTCAAACTAGGAAAAATGGACAAAAACCCATTTTTTCAACTGAAAGAATAAGTCTTGCAGCAATGCAGGGCTTTTTTGTTGCCTGAAATTCAGGCGAACCCTGGCTAGGTTGATCCCCGAAAAGCACACTTTTCATGTTCAGTGTGCCTGCCAGTTCTTTTCTTTGAACATGAGCTAGTAAGAGGAAATCTTATGAACATGATGACAACATTGAATTTACGAGCATTGGTTACCAATGATAACGGTGAGCCAAGAACAACTAGTTATGCAGTTGCTCAAGCATTTGGAAAGAGACATTCAGACGTTCTCCGCTCCATCAAAAATATGAAGTGCTCCACAAAGTTTCGTGAGCGCAATTTTGCGTTTACCTTAGAAAACAAGAAGATAGGGAATACAAAGCGACAAACAGGTTTTTATCAGATGACTGAGCGAGGCTTCATGTTCCTTGTAATGGGATTCAACGGTGAAAAAGCAGATGCCATTAAAGAGCAATTTATTGATGCATTTGAGTGGATGGCTAATCAACTCAGTCAAGTTTTCCAATCAAAATGGGCTAGATATAACTCTCTAACGAATTATCACCAAGGCAGAAAAGCACAAATCAGTGGATGTGCGAGCGCAATGGGCCAGTGGCGATGGGAAAAGGAACCACTAGAAACTGAAATAAAGGAGTTGGAATATCAACTTCAACCACAGCTTGACTTTAAGGATGCCAAATAATGGAAATCGCATACATTGTTGCTGAATGCCGTCCATCCACGGACGAAGATAATTATGCCGATATTAATATTGGTGATGATAGCTACATTTTTTGCTCAATTGAGCCTGTTATGGATACGGGTAATTGGCAGAAAAACATTCAGGCTGCAATTCTAATTGGTATCGATATTGAGCGAACTAGGCCAGAACACAAACATATAACCCTTCATGCAGAAAGCATTTTGAAACTTTGCAAAGGTATTCAAGGCAAGCCCTTAAATGCCTGAGAACACAACCAAACAACGCCCTCAATTCGAGGGCTTTTTAATGCCCGAAAATTAAGGAGAACTTAGATGAGTTCTGGTGCACGTCAGCTAACACAAATAGCTAAAGAAACAACAATTGGTGTTACGCCAAGCCCATTTGACCGTCAAACATTTGAATTCACCGAAAACGGATTGGATGCAACTGTAAGTAAAGAGAATTCAAACTCTATTACCAGTGGTCGTCTTGCTCGATCATCAATGATTACCGGTGCAGAGTATGCCGGGGAATTAAAATGTGAAGCGAAGTACAGTCCATTGATTCAAGACTTAATGGCCGCAGCTGCTTTCAACAACTGGGATAACAATGTACTGACATTTGGTGGAAACGTACGTCAAACATTTAGTGTGCTTCGCGGTTTCACTGATGTAAATGACTACCATATTTTTAAAGGCGCTCATGTAAACACCTTTGGAATTGATATTCCAGAGCAAGGCTTAATCACCATGACTTTCGGGTTAATGGCTCTAGGTCGTTTGGGTGCAACTACTCCTCCATTGGGTACAGCAACGCCAGCCGATGACAATCCTAAAATGTCTAACATTTCAGTTGGAGATATTTTGATTGATGGTGTTTCGCAAGCTGGTATCTCATGTATTACAGCTTTTACATTCAATTGGGATAACTCAATGCAGGTTCAACGCTGTTTAGGTAGCGGCATTGATCCTAAAAAGATTCTTGAAATGATTGCAGCAGGGACAGGATCATTTACAGCAGCTTGGTCTCAAAACACCTCTGAGATGTACGCTAAACAATTCACGAATGCCAATATCTCTCTTCGTGTGCCAATTACAGACAGTGAAGGTAATGAATATGAGCTATTCATTCCTAAAGTTGAAATTACGGCAGGATTACCTACAGGTGGTACAAGCGACATCTTAAATACTTCTTTTGACTACACTGTAGTTGATGAAGCACCAACAATTACCCGTACACCAGCAACGCCTTAATACTGATTTGGCAGCTTAATTGCTGCCTTCTTTTTTGGAGAAATAACATGGCTCTTGAAGTCAATATTCAAAGAAATAAAGACGTCAGTTTGTGGCGCGAATACAAAGATACTGAAGGCAATGTACTTGCTGAGTTTAAGATCCGTGGTATTGGATATAAGCCTTATCAGGTGGCACTTGAACGAGCAAATAATCAGATCTCATCAAAAGGCTTTGACGTAGCAAAGGCAACAACAGAAGATAAACTCTTTCATGAATTAGTTTTAGAAGCAGTGGCTTCGCATTTAATTGAAGACTGGAAAGGCGTGGTTTTTGTTGAAGAAGGTCCTGAAGGTGAGCTGGTAAAAACAGAGCCTACTTTCAATGGCGAAAATGCATTTAAGTTGCTCAATATGGGCGATTTAGGTGTTTCTATTTGGTCTTTTATCCGCACTGAATCTGAAAAGATCCAAGCTGAAGCAAATCAATATCGAGATGATGTTGTGGGAAAGTCGTCAGCCTCTACGAATGGGCAAAGTTCGGTTCAGAAGAAGAAGCGAACGACTACAGCAAAAAGCAAGGTGCAGTCGCAAAAGCTTTAAATCTAAACAATACGAAGGTTTTAACTAAGCCTGACTATTCTTATGTAGCTAATGCAATTCTGTCTGCATACAACACCATTGCACGATCTAGACGCTATGAACAAGGTGTTCCTCTTGCGCTAGATATCTCAGCAATTAATGCTTATGTGGAGCAATATGATCTGCCAGTTGAACGATACATCTTTAATGACTGCATCTTTACTCTAGATGATATGTTCTTGGATGAGGCGCATAAGAAGGCGACGCAACGAGCGACGAAGACTTAAATGCTGACGTGCGATACTTAACTGTGAACAAGCGACGGGATGTAACGCGATTGATGTAACATAATACGGTCAAGTGGTTGACATTGACTAGGCGATTCTGTATTGACAGGAATGTCATTATCAAATATTCTATCAATGTAGTCGCAGCGCGGTATAAATACACCACGCCTAGATTGAGGTACGATAAACACTGCGATAATCGTAAACGTATTGTAAATACGTTGCCTCTAGGTGCCGCACCGAATTCTAGCCTCTAAGTTTCTTAGGGGCTTTTTAATGCTTGATAATAAAATATGCGAACATTTATATACTTGGATGAAAGTGGTGATTTAGGTTGGAATATGGAAAAGCCTTATCAAAAGGGTGGTTCCAGTCGAATGCTTACGTTAGCAGCAATCTGTTTGCCTGAGAATAAGGTTAAGTATGTTCAGCGTATTGTAAGAGCATTATATGAAAAAAGAAAAAGACCTTTAAAAAATGAATTAAAATCAGTTGATTTGAATCTAAAAGATAAAGAAATATTCGTCAAATTGACTGCGAAACTTATCAAAGACCATCCAGATATACAACTTCGCTCAATTACAGCAAATAAAGAATTTGTTAATGCAAGATTCAAGAACGACCCAAATGCTTTCTATAATTATATGGTGAAACTTTTACTTCTTGGGACTATCTGCAAGCATAAATATGTAGATTTTATGCCTGACAGAAGAAGTGAGCGGGTTTCGTTGAAATGGAATATGGGTGAGTATTTAAAACAGATGGTTTTAGAGTGTGGCATTGAAAACCAAATTGTTAACCAGTCATGCAATATTATGCCAATGGATAGCTCAAAGTGCCTTGAGCTACAATTTATAGACTTCTATGCAGGTTTAGTCTGGTCGGCATATGAATTTAAAGACATGACTGCAAGAAAATTCATGGCAGAAAACCGAAATACCAACCATAAGCTTTTCTTTCCAAAAGAAGACAAAGTGGATAACATTGTTGATGAAGCTGTCTAAACCACCAGAAGATGGTTTTTTATTGCGTCATTATTAACCAGTTTGTTAAAGTTAGTACACTTTATAACAAATGGTGAAAAATCATGAAACAAGTCATTTTAAGTCTTTTATTAGTTTTAAGCTCATTAAGTGTTGCGGAAGCAGGTAGAGGCAGACAACCGTGCTCTGGTAAGAAAGGTGGGATAAGTCATTGCGATGGTAGTAAGTTTGTTTGTAATGATGGTTCCATCAGTGCTTCTAAAAAGATCTGCTCTAGATAGGTGATGTGATGGGATTGAATTTTAGAAAAAGTATAAAAATTGCTCCTGGAATCCGTGTCAATATTAGTAAAAAAGGGCTATCAAGTGTTTCTGTGGGTGGGAAAGGTGCACGTGTAAATGTAAGTAAGAAGGGTACTCGCACAACAGTAGGTATTCCAGGTACTGGTCTTTCTTATACAACAAATACCAGCTACAAAAAGTCAAAAGGGACTTTAAATGACCCTATTCACTTAATACAACAAGAAGGTTCAGATAAAGAAAAAAGAAACGTCTTAGTTACTATTCTGTTATGGATCGGCATTTTTATTTTCCCTTTCATTTTTGCATGGTTTACTCTTCAAAGAAAATACACAAAATTTGAAAAAGTAATAGCATTTGGATGGTTGCTGTTAGTTTTATTCGCTATGGTTTCTAAATAAGGCACTCGTATGAAAAAGATAATTTTAATAGGGTTGTTTTACCTACCTGCACTAGTGTTAGCTAAACCAGCTCAACCTGTTAGTGATAGTGAGCATGAGCATGAGCAAAACTGTAGAAATACAATGGAAATTGCAAATGTAATTATGCAACAAAAGCAAAATGGGATGCCGTTAATGAAAGCATTGGAGGCTAATGATTATGCATTTAAAAAGAACCCTGATAAAAATATGCAAAAAATTATCAACTTAATTACCCGTGATGCTTATGAGCAACCAAGTTACTCAACACCCTCATTAAAAGAAGAACAGTTAAATGAATTCTCAGCAAAATATTACTTGGGTTGCATGGCAATGTATGAATAATTGAATAATCACACGTTGTTAGCATATTCGAGTTTTATAAAATAGGTTGTGGTTATGAAAAAAATTATTTTATTGAGTTTGGTTCTAGGTTTGGGAGGCTGTGCAGCCACAACAGATATGATGAATAATCAATACATGTCTGTAATACCAACATCAACGGATCTCAATGGCTTTTGGACGGGCAATAATGGCCCATACGCTGTGACTTACTCATTCAATAAAGATGGCACTGGTCTAATGTGTTCCAGTTGGAATGGTAAAGATTCTATTGAAAAGCTAAAAGTAAATGGTAATGAAATTATTGTTCAATCAGGGTTAAAGCAAACGATTAAAAGTAAAACTGACTCTAAACTTGAGTTAAAAGTTAACTACTATGGTGGAGGTAGTTACCAGTACAGCCCAGATCCAAACTTACAAAATGCATCGCCATATTGTGAGAAAGCACTGAGAAATTAATTCAAATTAAACAATTAACCCGCGAAAGCGGGTTTTTTATTGCCTAGAGGAAAGTAAGATGGCACAAGAATCCCGTTTGGTCATTGTAATTGATGCTAAAAATGCAGAGCGAAATGCACGCAATCTAGGCAATGAGCTGGATAGCATTGAGCGTAAAGGCGACTTTGCCACTAAATCAATGGATGCGTTATCTGTTGCGACACGTCAACTTGCTGGATATATGGCTGGATTGGTGACTGTAAGTGCCGCCATTTCTAAGATGGACACTTACACAGGTCTTCAGAACCGCCTCAAGTTAGTAACTAACAACCAAGTCGAGCTAAATAAGGCAACAGAAGATACCTTTCGAATTGCACAAAAAACCTATTCAGCTTGGGATTCTGTTTTACAGGTTTACCAACGGTTTAGCGACAATGCAAAAACCTTAAATCTCACTATGGATGACACTGCTCGTTTAACTGAGACAGTCTCTAAGGCTGTGGCAATTAGTGGCGCAAGCGCCTCAGCGGCCGATGCTGCATTAGTTCAGTTTGGACAGGCTTTAGCAAGTGGAACATTACGTGGTGAAGAGCTGAACTCTGTAATGGAACAAACTCCAGCATTAGCAAAAGCAATTGCTCAGGGTATGGGTATTACTGTAGGTGAATTACGATCAGTAGCTGCAGAAGGGAAAATTACATCTCAAGAGATTGTGAAAGCACTCAGAAATGTAGAAAAAGATGTTGATGCACTCTTTGCAAAAACTGATATCACTATTGGGCAATCCTTAACACTACTCAACAACGAAATTACTAAATTTGTTGGTGAGTCAGGTAAAGGTTCTGGCGCAGCTCAAGTCCTTGCGGGCACAATTCAGACTTTAGCTGGAAATTTAGATGTACTGACCTCCGCAATGATGGTTGGAGGCGCATACTGGCTTGGAACCTACATTCCAGCAATCTATGCCTCTGGTGTTGCTGTAGCTGCAAAAACGAAGGAATTAGCGGTTCAAACCGTAACGCAGTATGCTGCAATTCAGGCCGAGCGCGCTGCTGCTGCTCAACAAGTAATTAGCACTCAAGCCGTTGTTGCAAATACTCAAGCAACTTTAGCTGCTATTGCGGCTGAGAAAGCTCTAGAAGTACAGCGCCTTAAATCTCAAATTACTGAAAAAGGCAGAACAGCGACATTAACTCGTATGGCTGAGTTAAAGAAAATTGAGGCTCAAGTTACTAGAGAGTTGGCAGTAGCGGAAGGTGCACTGGCAACAGCACAAGCTAGATCGGCAGCGGCAGGTGCGGCTAGTGTAGGGATAGGATCACGGCTTTTAGGTTTACTTGGTGGTCCAGTTGGTATTGGGATTACAGTAGCAAGTTTAGCAGCTGGATATTTATTAATGCGAGACAATGGCGATAAAGCCAATGATATGCTTGAGAAGCAATCGCGTTATGCAGGCATGGCAGCTGATGAACTTATGAAGCTCGAAGGTGCGCAGAAGCGTGCTGCGGAAGGTGAACTGACAAAGCAACTAAGCTTGCAGAATGCTCAACTATCGAAGTCTCAGAACGAGTTCTTGTTACTTACTCAGTCTATCACTGACAACAATAAGCAAAGTGCTGAAGCTTATCGAATATGGGCAGAATTAAAAACTGGCGTTATTGATGTAAACCAAGCTTTCAATAGATTAAATCAACTTTCGTTCATCAGTTCGGATCAAATTAACCAGCTGGCTGATAGCAAGAAGAAAGTAGATGAAAACTCAAAAGCTGTTAAACAAACAAACGCAGAGTTAAATCAGGTTCGCGCGTCTGGTGCCAATGCAAAAGCAGGTTTCAATGATGTTAGTCAAGGTGCGAAAGGAGCAGTTCAAGACGTAACTGAGCTTAATAAAAAGCTTAAGGACATCAATAAATCACTTGCAGATCGTAAATGGGATGCAGACTTTAAGTCGGTTTTGATCACTAAATATGGTAGATCAGTAGAAGAAGCAGAGCTTCTGTTACAGACTTATCGAGAAAACCAGAAAAAAGGTTTTGCAGGCGTCACAGTTGAACAAGACAAAATTATTAAAGGCATTATTAGTCAGGAAAGTGCTCTTGATAATCTTGTAAATAAGGATAAGGAGCGCACTAAAGAGCTTGAAAAACAGCAAAAAGTGCTTTCTGTTAATGCCAAAGTTCAGGCTAATGCTGCAAAGTATGGTTTTGCTGGAATTGAGTCTAAATATAATTTGCCAGCTGGTACTTTGTCTGCGCTACATATGATTGAATCACGTGGCAATGCCAGAGCATATAACAAGACTACTGGTGCTACAGGTGGGTTCCAATTTCTTGAAGGCACAGCTAAGCAATATGGCGTAAAAGACCGATATGATTTAGCTCAGTCTGCCGAAGGTGCTGGAAAGTACATGTCTTATCTTTTAAAGCTCTTCAAGGGGGATTTAGAGAAGGCAGTACGTGCTTATCATGCGGGTGAAGGCAATGTTCAAAAAGGTAAAGGTATTGGCAAGAATAACAACCAATACTGGAAGGATTATCAAGGCTATATGGCTGGTATTAACGGCTATACAGCTGGGGATATTACCTCTAAGGGATTTGATAAATTACTTCAAGACGCTACAAAAATGGCAGAAGATCAGGCTAAATTGCGCCTTCAACTGGAAAACGATGTAGCTGATGAAGTGACCAAGATTAGAAATGATCTTGCTAGGAAGTTGGAAGATGTTGATAAAGCCAACTTTACCCCAGAGCGCAAAGCTGAAATTAAGGCAGAACTTCAAGCCCGTGCTGACAATGATATTGCAATCGCTCAACAAGCGTTAAGAACCAAGTTGGATGACTATAAGCAATTCAACTTGACCGAAGAGCAGTTACTTAAGGAAAGTTTTGATCGTAAGAAATTTTCTGCGGCACACGACATTGAATTAAGTAAGTCTGAGCAGAAGCAAGCTGTTGAATTGCTAGAACAGCAATATCAGGATGAGTTGGAATTAATCAACCTCACAAAGGCAGCACGCCAAGCGGCATATGATCAAGCTAATTTAAAGGCATTGCAGGAGCTAAAACAGGAGCGAGACATTTTAGCAGCACCAATATGGCAAAGAGCTGGACTTTCTTTACAATTTGGAGAAAGAAATGCTCTTTCTGAAAACGACGCCACTCTTATTAATAAGGGTGACGAAGCTAAAATGAAGCTCAAGCGGAAAGAAATTGATCAGCTTGAATACAATAAGCGAATTGAAGATGCTGTTAGGATCCATGAAGAGAACAAATTCAAGATCCAAGAGGAATATGCACAGAAATATCAAGATTTGCAGCAATCACAGCATCAAACTCAGCTTGAATTGTATGGTTCTCTATTGTCACAGGCTTCAACAGTTTGGGGCAGTATGACCGAGATGGTTAAAAGCTCGGCTGGTGAGCAAAGTTCTGCATATAAAGCCATGTTCTTAATGCAGCAGGCGATTGCAATTGGTCAGGCGATAATAAGTACTGAGCTCGCAGCAACAAAAGCCTTAGAGCTTGGCCCTGTTCTAGGTATTCCAGCATCTACTTTAGTTCGTGGAATGGGTTATGCAAGTGTTGGCCTAATTGCAGCACAAACAATCGCTGGTTTCTCATCTGGCGGCTACACAGGCAACATGGGTCGTGGTGATGTTGCAGGTGTAGTTCATGGTCAAGAATATGTACTTAATGCCGCAGCTACAAAACGCGTTGGTGTTGATACATTGAACGCCATCAACTCAGGTGGGAGTTTGGAGAGAACAGTTTCATCTTCTGAACAGCCTGTCACAATCCAAGTGTATGTAACTGATTCAGGTGTTAATACTAATGGTGCTAATACTCAGGATCAGAAGCAACTTGGGCAAATGATCGGAAATGCAGTTAGAACTATTATCCGACAAGAGCAACGACAAGGCGGTTTATTATCAAAGTAACCCACTCAATTGAGTGGGTTTTTATTGGAGAATATTAACTGTGAGTAATCGTAAATTTACTTGGTGCCAAGATCTAGAAGGTAACTCAGGTTCGCAGAGCTTCAATACTTTGTCATCTAAGTTTGGTGACGGTTATGAGCAAAATACTTCAGTAGGCATCAACAACCGTTCAGGCACTTGGCAATATTCACGGACAGCAAAAAAAGCCGAAATTATGCAAATCAAAGCATTCTTTGATGACCATAAAGGAGCTGACTCGTTTCTTTGGGATTCGCCTTTAGATGGTGAGGTTCGAGTTAAAACAGGTGAATATCAACCACGCTGTTTGGGCGGTGATATTTGGCAAATCTCAACGACGTTCACCCAAGTTTTTTACCCTTAATTTAAACCCCTTTAAAGCCCCTATTTAGGGGCTTTTTTTATGCGAGTAAGAAAATGACGATTCAAACTGTTAATCTTGGTTCAGCTCCGACTGGCGCAGGCGGCGACACATTTCGCTCAACTGGCGCAAAAATGAATGAAAACTTTACAAACAACACTCATGCAGCTAGCCGATATGTGGGTACTGCTGCTGGGAATGTGATGGAAGTTGGTGCATTTGGTTTGGGAAAATCAATTCGACTTGGAACTCAAAAATTATCAACATTGAGGGGAGTTGGTAATGCTTTGTACTGGCAAAATAATGGAGCTAATATTTCAAGTGCTGGAGATTATCCCGATAGCAATTCGCAAGCAATTATTAATTTAGATATTAACGATTCAACTGATGCTTGTGCACAATTAAGCATAACGCATAACTCTGATTTTTATATTAGATCTGCAAACTGGAATGTAAATACTTTTCAGCCATGGCGTAAAATCTTGTCATCAAAAAATACAACTGTGGATGCAAATGGTTTCATCAAGTCAGCATCTCCGATTGTTAAGCTATTTGCAGATAAAATTGAACCTAACGATGAAGCCGCTGAACAACCTCTTGCTTTTGAGAAGTTGGGTATTGGTCATTATTTAGTTAAAGGTTCTTCTGGATTCGCTAAAGAAGGCTGGTGGATTGAAATTCCTACAGACACTCATGGCAATAAGATTTGTGCAGTTGAATATCAGACATTGGAAAATGGTGATCTTGAAATTAAGACATTCAAGAAAAAGCTAAATGATGAGGGCGATATAGTTGCAAATCTTGATGCACCAATCGATATTCCGAACAATGCAAATGGTGAGCCGCGCTGGATTGATATTCGTTTAAACAGTATCAAGAAGACAATCGTCAGAAAAATTCCACGTACTGAAAAACAACCGCGTATGGTCCAGCAAGTAAAATATGCACCGCAATTGACCTATATCACTAAATACGAAGATTTATTTGATGATGAAGGAAAAGCTGTAATTGTGGATGGTAAGAACTATAAAAAGCCAGTAACCCACATTCAAACTGATCAAAACGGTACGCCTATTTTGTCGAATCAACCAGTCATTAATGAAAATGGTGAGCCAGTTTTTGAATGGGTTCAGGCGGTTGATAGTGAAGGAAATCCTGTTTTTGATGATGTGCCAGTCTTAGACAAAGATGGAAATCCAATCTATGACGAGGTGACTTATGACCCTGAATAGTGATTTCCAGAAGCTGTATGTTGATGGATTAATTCATTTGTATGAACTAGATGCCAGCAGCTTAGGTGCTGGCATCTTGCGTTTTCACGGGCATATTTCTTTTCAAGATTGGGAGAAAATTTACTCATCCATTGGATCTGAAGGATTGATCGGTGCCGACTCTGGCAGCATTGGAAAGATTTTTGATACCGGTGATCAAAAAGTTTGGAACCGCAATATTATCTGGCAAGGTCAGGTTTTTGAGCCAATGGCACTCGAAGTAAGTGGCCTTGAAATGAGTTCAACTGGTAAAGCTTCAGCGCCAACTTTAACAATGGCAAATAACATTAACGGCATTCAACATGCTGTTTCTGCTTATTGTCTGCAATTTAAAGATTTTGCAGGTGCAAAGCTAAAAGTTATTACTACTTTGGCTAAATATCTAGATGCCGAAAACTTCACAGCAGGCAATCCTTCAGCATCGAATGAGTCTAAAGAACAAACTTGGTTTATAGAGCAGAAAACATCGGAAAATGCCCAGCAGGTTACTTTTGAACTTTCAAATCCAATTGATTTTGAAGGTTTGAAAATTCCTGTACGTCAAATTACTTCTTATTGTAGTTGGGAATATCGCGGGGAAGAGTGTGGTTACACTGGGGCCGCAATGTTTACTGAGAAAGATGAGCCTACAGACAATCCTGCTTTAGATCGTTGCTCGTACAGATTATCTGGTTGTGAATGTCGATCTGGTAAAAACAAGCCTTTACCTTTTGGCGGGTTTCCAGCTTCAAGCATGTTGTGAGGTTTTATGAATATCTTACTTGGAATAATTTATGGGATGGTAGGGACGCTAATCATTCATTTTCTAAGCTATGCGGTTCACTTTGTCATTCTAAGATTAAGAAAGATTAAAGAGAAAAAAGCTTATTTAATTAAATTTAGCTGCCCTTGTGGTGGGTTTTTTGAACCAACAGGTAAAGTATATCTTACTTATCCAACTCAAAAGCAGCGGAAGTGCACAAAATGTGGAAACTGTAAGGGGTTTTTCTAAATGAAGCTTACAGCAAAACTTAAAAAAGCAATCATGGCCCATGCGGATGAATGCTATCCACACGAGTGCTGTGGGGTGATTATTGATAAGCAATATATTCCTTGTCGCAATATTTCTAAAAACTCTGATCAATTCGAAATCCATCCAGAAGATTTAGCTATAGCAGAAGACCAGGGCGAGATATTAGCGTATGTGCATTCACACCCTGACGGAACTACAAGAGCCTCAGAACTAGACTTAATTCAAATTGAATTACATCAAAAGCCGTGGGTAATTTGTTCGTATCCGGATCTTGATTTTCAAGTCTACGAGCCTTGCGGTTATCGCGCCCCCTTAGTGGGGCGTAATTATTTTCATGGCTGGCAAGATTGCTATGCGCTTGTACGTGATTTTTATAGTCGTGAATTAGGTATAGAGCTTATGGATTTTAAGCGGGATGATGCATGGTGGGAAGATAAAGACCATCCATCACTTTACCTTGAAAATTACGAAAAAGCAGGTTTCTTTGAAGTTGGTAAACCAGAATATGGCGATATGTTGGTTTGTCGGGTTGGGCGTACCGAGCATCCTAATCATGCGGTTGTTTGGCTGGGTGATAATGGACAGCTTAAATCGGAGCAAACTGAGCAATGCATAGGTTCAAGTTTAATCCTTCATCATCCGTATAACAGAAAGTCAGTACGCGAAATTTATGGCCAACAGTGGAAAGATCGCACGGTAAAAATTTTGAGGCATAGAGATGTTAAAAACAATTAAGTTGTACGGCATCTTGGGGCAAAAGTTCGGTCGTGAATTTAAGCTCGATGTTGCCAATACGCGCGAAGCTATGCGGGCTTTATCTGTTCAGATCGCTGGCTTTGAACACTTTATGTTGCATGCACATGAGCAGGGCCTACGCTTTGCCGTGTTTTTAAAAATAAAGAACTCAAGTAATAAGCGAGGCAAGAAACGCCCAGCAATTTACGATCATGAAACAAAGCGCTTAATCACTGGTGACAATATTGGTGAAGAGCAGCTAGACATGAATACTTATACAGACACTATTCATATCGTCCCGCGTGTAATGGGAGCTGGTGGTAATAGTGGAGTCTTACAATTAGTTCTTGGAGTAGTTCTGATTGTTGCAGGTGTGATGACTGGCGGTACGTCTTCAGCTTACGGTGTTGCATTAATTGGCGCTGGTGCAGGCATGGCTATGGGAGGTGTTGCTTCTATGCTCATGCCGAAAGCCCAAACTACTCAAAATCAAAATCAAGACGGGAACCGGGCAAACTTTGGTTTTGGTAGTGCGGTTACAACAGCCGCTCAAGGTTATCCAGTACCGATTCTCTATGGTAGACGTGAAGTCGGCGGCTTCGTTTTAAGTGCTGGTCAATATCCAGAAGATCAGATGTAATTTTTAAGTTAGTTATAGGCGCTTTTTGGCGCCTTTTTTATTGCGTGGGATTTGATATGACAGTGATGGTAAAAGGCGCAAAAAAGGGAAACCAGCAACCAAGACAACCAGTAGTTGCACCAGACTCCGCACAATCTAAAACTTATATAAAAGAGTTGATTGGTCTAGCGGAGGGTGAAGTCGAGGGATTAGCAAACGGCTATCAATCAATTTTGCTTGAAGATACTCCGTTGCAAGATGAAAACGGCAACAAGAACTTTGAAAACGTTACTGTTAATTTTAGATCCGGAACAAACGATCAAGAATACATTGAAGGCTTCCCGGCAGTTGAAAATGAAATCCCGATTGACGTAGAGCTTAAATCATCTACACCTTGGGTGCGCTCTTTTAACAACCTAGATCTTGATGCAGTACGTTTACGTTTACGTTGGGGGCCACTACGCAACCAAGACCCAACAACGGGTGATGTTACTGGCTATACCATTGAATACGCGGTGGACTTGCAAACTGATGGCGGAGCATGGTCAGAAGTATTAAGAGCAAAAATTTCAGATAAAACATCTGATAATTATGAGCGTCCACATCGTATTGACTTACCCAAAGCCGATTCAGGCTGGCTCGTTCGTGTTCGCCGAATTACTCCCAACTCAACATCCGAATATATCAGCGACAAAATGTATGTTAAGGCTGTCACTGAAGTTATAGACGCTAAATTACGCTATCCAAATACCGCATTAGTTTCACTGCAATACGATGCTGAAACATTCGGTGGATCAGTCGCAAAATTAGCGGTTGATTTGAAGGGTGTAAAAATCAAAGTCCCAACGAACTACAACCCTGAAACCCGCGAATATGTTGGCATGTGGGATGGTACTTTTAAACGCGCATATTCAAACAACCCGGCTTGGATTTACTATGATCTTTGCACATCTAAGCGGTATGGAATTGGTGAGCGAATTACAGATGGAATGCTTGATAAATGGTCTTTATACCGTTTAGCCCAATACTGTGATGAGTTGGTACCAGACGGGTTGGGCGGTCAAGAACCACGTTTCACATGTAACATTTATCTTCAGAGCGCTGAAGATGCTTATAGCATTCTTACAAAATTAGCTGGTGTTTTTCGAGCTATTACTTATTGGGATGGGGATAGCATTGTTTGTGATGCTGATATTCCACAAGATACCTATTTCACATATACCCGTGCAAATATTATCGGGGAGCCGGATCATAATGGTACACGTGCCCGTGATAGACATAATGCAGTAAAAGTAGCTTGGGATAACCCAGCCAATCACTATAAGACTGAATATGAATTTGTGCGTGATGAGAAAGCCATTTCTGAAATGAAACAGGTGCGCTTACTTGAACTTGATGCGTGGGGGTGCACATCGCGTGGGCAAGCACAACGAGCAGGCTTGTGGGCTTTAAAGTCTGAACAACTTGAAACACGTACTGTGACTTTTAAAGTTGGATTAGACGGCCATATTCCTTTGCCGGGTAAAGTGATTGAATTTGCAGATCCTATTTTTGCTGGAAGAGCAAACGGTGGTCGCATTTCTGCAATTTCAGCAGATCGAAAAAGCATTACTCTTGACCGTGATGATGTGGTCGCAGTAGCGGGTGATAGACTCATCATTAATGGAGAAAACGGGAAAGCTCAAACTCGTATTGTCCAAGCAATTACAGGCCGCGTCATAACTGTTTCTGTAGCTTTTGATGAAATTGCACCTCAAAACGTATGGGTTATTGATGCTCAAGATTTGGCAACGCTTAAATTTAGGGTTTTGTCAGTAGTTCAAAGTGATTCACATCAATTTACTATTACAGCGCTTGAGTACAATCCGAAAAAGTTTGATGCAATTGATCATGGCGCTCATTATATCGATGTGCCAATTTCAATTGTTAATCCCAATATTCAAGAACCAGTTTCAAATATTGTTATTACAAGCGAAGATCGGGTGGATCAAGGTATTAATGTTGCCACCATGGTTGTGTCTTGGACGCAAGCAAAAGGTGCGGTTAAGTATCTGGTTGAATGGCGGAAAGATGATGGTAGCTGGATTAAGCTGCCAGTTACCGGCAATAACTCAATTGAGTTGCCGGGTATTTATGCTGGCAACTATCAAGCAAAAGTTACAGCGGTTAATGCTTCGGATATTTCCTCTTTACCAACTTATTCAGTTGTCACTAAGCTTAATGGCAAGCAAGGTTTGCCACCAGCTTTAGCATTCATCCAAGCAACAGGTATTTTGTTTGGTATGCGCCTAAATTGGGGTTTTCCTGCAACTGGCGCACTTGATACGGCTTATACCGAGATTCAAGTTTCACCGGATGGTACCAGCAACATTGCTCAATTGGGTTTATTTGCTTATCCAACGACAACACATACTTTGCAAGGTTTACAACCTAACTTAACTCAATTCTATCGTGGCCGTTTGATTGATAGAATCGGAAATATTGGGCCATGGTCGGACTGGACTCATGCGACAACTTCTGCCGATGCTACAGACGTTCTTGAGCTCTTGAATGATCAAATCAGTGAATCTCAGCTCAATCAGGATCTTAAAACCAAGATTGATCATATTGAGACTATTGACGCTGAAATTGGTCCAATTAAGCAAGATATACAAAATACGAAAGATCGGATTGCACAAGAAGTCATTGATCGTCAAAACGCTATTCAGCAAGCTTCAGATGGCCTTTCACAGCAAATTATTGATGGTGATGAAAGTGTTCTTGAAGTTGTGGAAACGGTCAAGAAATCAAGTGATGATGGTCTTGCGGCGGTTCAGGAAGATATTCGTGTTGTTGCAGATGATCTTTCATTAGTTGCTGAAAAAACAGATGGTGTGTATGCACAACTGAATCCTGCATTGATTGGCTCTGAATCAGATCTAATTGGTAACGATCAAGGTTTTGCTGGCACATGGTCTGTTCAATCGGCAATGATCGAAGGGGATTTAGCACTTAGTAAGCGTATTGATACAACGGCAGTTGAGTTAAATAACTTACAGGCTTATGCACAACGAGAAGTACAAGCGCGAATTGAAGGCGATAAAGTAACTGTTCAAAAGATTGATACGTATATCGCAAGCAATGATAGTGCTCTTGCAACTGTACGCCAGTCGGCACAGGTAGCAGTTGAGCAGGCATCGGCAAATGCCGAAGCGATTGATTCCATTAATCTTGAGCTTGACGATAAAGCTTCAACTGGTGCACTTGAGCAAGTTAAGTCTGATATTAAGAATGTAGATGACAAAGTTATTGCCCAAACTACAAGGATTGATGGAGTTTACGCGCAAATCAATCCTCCGTTGATCGGGTCAGAATCTGACTTAATCGGAAATGAAGGAGGTTATGCAGGCGTATGGACCGAGCAATCTGCTCGTATCGAAGGTGATTTGGCTCAAGCTAAACTTACTGAACAGCTTTCTGCTCAGATGAATGAGAACAATGCCGTATTCAAGCGCCAGCTCGAGGCAAATTCAAGTGCTATTTCTTCAACGATAAAAGTAACGGAAACGTTGCAAACTAAAGTCGGTAAGAATAGTTCGTCTATTCAAAATGTCAGTGAAAGTGTAGATGGCATCTATGCTCAGCAGTTTATCAAGTTCGATGTAAATGGTCATGTTTCAGGCCATGGATCAATGAATGATGGAACTACTTCAACTTTCATTTTTAACTATGACCGTATTCAATTTGGTACTCCAGTGGGTATAGATGGTATTGAGCCAAAACCCTTAATGACATTGCAAAATAAGCCTGTGACTTTGCCAAACGGTACTGTTATTCCGCGTGGTTTGTATGTCGATAATGGTAGTTTTGGATATATCAATGCCAATCGAATCTGGGCTGAAAACTTAAGCGTTATTAGTGCAGACTTGGGGACAATTAAAGTCAAAACTGCGAATATTGAAGATGGCGCAATTGATACTTTAAAAATTAAAGATGAAGCTGTAACAGTTCCAATAGGTGTAAAAGCAATTGATGTAAAGACTATCACTACTTTTGCAGGTGGAGTTACAAGTGGACAGCCTAATAATGATTTTAACAACCACCTATCAGCGTGGGAAAATCATATAGGTACACTTTTACAAGTAACGTTAAATAGAAGTGGTGGAAAAGTTAGAATTGATGCTTCAGTAAATATTTGCACACCTACTTTTGGCGCTTTTAGTGTAAGTGACGGACGAGGTAATCCAATTGCAGCTAACGATAGGGCAATGGCTTCCTTTTATATTTCAATATATAAAAATGGGTCTTTAATTGGCAGAGGCTCTCTGGGCGCGAATATTGAGACTGGTAATATTAACGTTAATTTTAATGGTACAGCGGTTATCGTTTCAGCTATTGATGATAACAGTACTATTGGCAATGTTACCTACACACTTAAAGCAGGATTTGCTCGACAGGAGGGCGTTAATATTCCATTAAATGTGGAATCAAGAAGCAACTTTATGATTACTTCGAGAACGTTAAGTGTTATTGAAATGAAAAAGTAACAGCACCCAACCGGGTGCTTTTTTATTGCCTAAACGAAAGGGGGAAGGCATGACTGAAAATGAATCATACGGGTTGAGATTTGAAAAGAAAATCGACTCCATTCAGAGTGATATTCGCATGTTGTCAGATCATGTTACTCGACTGACTTTCATTAATGAAGCGCACAAAGAGACTAGCGAACAGAACAAAAAGGATATCGATACATTGGATATCAAAGTCGCCAATTTAGAAAACCGCACAGCAGCGCAAGATGGTGGAATTTCTGTGCTGCGTGTATTGCTGGGAATATTTGCAGGCATCGTATTTTCATTGTGTGCGTGGGTTGGATCTTCAATTATTCAATTAAGCCAAGACCAGTCTTTAATTAAAGAGAAAGTATCACGATTGGAGGAAGCAAAAAGATGAACAGTGAAAATACTCGAGCATATCTAGCTTTCGCATTGGTGGGATTAATGTTTGTTTTAGTGATTGCTTTATTTTTTGTGGATATGCCCCGAGAAAATAGCAATCTGATTAATACAGCATTGGGCTTCATTGCAGGGGCTATGACAACTGCATGTGGCTTTTATTTTGGTAGCTCTGAATTAGAGAAAAAGAAAGGTGAATCCAATGACAACTAAACCATTCTTCGACGCCGCCCGTGTCATTGCAGGTGGTAAACTAACGCAAGCACAAGTAGATGATTTAAATAAAGTGGTCGAAAAACTTGCACCAAGTGGGAAAACGACAAGTGATGTTGGAGTGGAACTAATTTCAGGCTTCGAAGATACGCGCTTTAAAGCTTATGATGATGGTGTGGGTATCTGGACTATTGGAACTGGCACTACAGTTTATCCAAATGGTGTGAAGGTTAAGCAAGGTGATACTTGCACACCTGAACAAGCTAAAGCTTACTTTAAACACGACTTGGCCAAATTTGAAAAAACAGTAAATGAATCTGTGACAGTGCCCCTAAATCAAAATCAGTTTGATGCTTTGGTTTCTCTGACTTACAACATTGGCGCAGGTGCTTTAAAGAATTCAACTTTGCTCAAGTTGCTTAATAAAGGCGACTACAAAGGCGCTGCCGATCAATTCCTTGTATGGAACAAAGCAGGTGGCAAGGTTATGAAGGGCCTAGTTCGTCGCCGAGAAGCAGAACGAGCACTCTTTTTAAAGAAGTAACTTATATGTGCAAACGTACCAAAGTTGCATCGATCATCACATTGCTGTGCTTAATCTTCTCAGGTTGCACAGCTCACACTATTAATAGTAATGTGAATGTCTCGATTTGTGTAAGAGCTTTGTGATGTCGCAAGTCATGATCATGGTTTCGGAAGCGGGCAGAATGGAGAATATTTGCAATCTACCCGCTGATTTAGATAAGAACGGGAATGTTCTTAAAATCTACGACTACTCATTAAAAGAGTTGCCGATTAATTTGGATGGAACTGTCACTTACAACGGCAAAAGATGGACCTTTGATAAGAAGCAAAATTACCTCTAAACCTGTGGATAAATAGCGCATTACGCCAAATATACGCCAAAATATAGTTAAGTTATTGATTTTATATAATAGATTGGTGCGCCCGGCGGGGATCGAACCCACGACCCCAGGCTTCGGAAACCTGTACTCTATCCAACTGAGCTACGAGCGCACATGTGTGGGGCACATCATAGGAAAAAAACACCGGTAGGTAAAGCACGAAATACGTACCAAGTGAGTTTAATGCTTAATTAAACAGCAGCTTGTTCTATTTTAGATGCGTTGCTGAATAAGCTGAATTGAATAATTAATAGAATGGAGCGTATGTGCTAGCTCATGAGGAGGAATGCGTGATTCCTGCAAACTGGTAATCCATTGCATTTGGCACATTTTAAGTTCTTGAAGTGTTTTTATTTGCTCTATTTTTTGAATAAGTGGCTTTGCCATAAGGCCACAGTATTGGCTTAAGCTTTGTTTCATTAATAGTTGTATTTCTTCAAAAGATAGCTGTTGAACTGGAATGCGTGGTTGGTTATTTTCAATATTTGAAGAAGGCGCAGAAGTTGATTGAGGAACCTGAATTTCTCCAACTAAATCATTACTTTTATTCTCATCAACATTTTTTTGATGTATTTCTTTAGTTGTTATAGATGACTCTTGGGGAGATATTTGTTCAGGTAACTCTGAATAATTTTCATTAGAAGGTGCAATTAGTTTTAAGTCAATGAGCTGTTGTATCAGTTCTGGTGGGGCGATCCGCTTTTTAAACTCAGTATCGAGACTTTGAAAATCTTCATGGTCTATTAATAGAAGTAAACGTCTTTGTTTTGCATTTAACGTAATATTACGTTGTTGAAGCGCAACTCTTCCCAAATTGGTTCGATAAAAACCAGACAT